GCCCCCCAAGTATTTGTTAAGATATGAGAACACGCACAAGAACTGGACCTTTCTGCTCAGCCATCCTCCTTTCGGAGCACAAGTGGAAGACTAATTGGACGTCACCTGAATTAAGTGACAACCTATCTTCCGCTGCACCGTCGGGTCAGATCTTCGCTTTTCCCTCAGGATTGAGGGTTTGGTCGGAGCTGATTACGGATGACGTAGGTGTAAACGGGCAATTTCGCCCTTGTTTACATACGCTAGAAACCAATGAGTTCTATAACCAACGAATCAGAGTACTGTATCCCTCAGTGGGAGACACGAATTGGTTCATGTCGGCAGCTGAAAGCTCCAACATAAACGGGTTAAAGACCTTTGCGGGTCCCGCCACCGTAGACATGAATGTCATGCAGCAGAAAGCTGTCACGACTATGACTCCCCATATAAATGAGGGTCTATCTATGGTGAACTTCGTACTCGAGTTGAAAGACTTGAAGTCGTGGTTACGGGTTGGTTCTGCGATAAAGCGATTAAGAGGTAGGCTCCCCTCAGGACAATCGGCCGTTAAAAACGGTCAGATCAACTGGGAGGTAATCCCTTACTCCGACTTGCTATATCGCTTACCCAGGGGTAAGTCTGAGATGTTCAAAAACATCGTCAAACGCCTTACTGGGGCGCATCTAGAATCCTCCTTCGGGATCGTGCCATTCGTGGCCGACCTTGTTGGGAGTTATACAGACTTGGCTAATCTTGATTATAAAATCAAGCAGCTCAAGGCGCATGCGGGTCAGTTGCAGCAGCGGCACTTTCGTGCCTTCCCACTTGATTCTGGTGGGGCTACTACAACTCAGGATTGGCGGTACATGACAACTGCAGTTCGGTCTTGGGTGCTTTCACCCTATAATACCGATTCTGCCGGAGGCAATCGTAACACCGTCACTGGAGGCGGCGACATACTCGTACATAGACGAGCTCGTTGGATCCAGCGTCCTGTCTACCATGCCACGATGAGGTATATTTATACCCTGCCGTGGCTGGGGGAAGCTGAGGAGAAGATTCGCATCATGATGGATACCCTTGGAGTCCGATTGGACCCCGGTATCCTTTGGGACGCGATCCCCTTCTCATTCATCGTCGACTGGGTAGCCGACGTAAGTTCATATTTGCATTCATTTGCAAAGAATAACTTCCCTATCGAAACACACATAGGCGATTTCTGTCATTCGTTGACATCGCATTATGAGGCCGAGATTCTTGTGTCATTCGCCACAAATCTAACCACTAATTTCGGTCCTCCACCTACTTGGTGGACGGATTCGCGAGATAGAGTAAGAGTTGCCGGTACGATATATCGCACGACAAACTCGTCCTACAACCGAATAACCCCAGCGGGTTTTACCTATTCGGTCTCGATCAAGTCTCCTGGACTCAAGCAAGCTGCCCTTTCGGGCAGCCTAATTGTGAACAAGATGCTTGGTGGTTCGCTACACAACCGCCGCTCTGGCGGTCGTTAGCAAAGCCCTTTGTCATAAGAGGGTTCAAACACAAATGATATAACCTTAGAAAGGCTACATAACATGCTTGGAACACCAGACCTCACAGTAACCGATAGCGGTTCTGTGACCAAACCAGGAGCTGAGGGCGCGAAAGTTTACGCGTCCGTGGCTTCTCTCGCCGATGGCACTCTGCGCCGCATTGCGGCCAACGCTACTACGGTCCCTCACGTCATGTCTGTTAAACACAGCGTGTCGGGTTCGGGCTTTAAACAGCGCGTTCGTAGTGTAGTACGGTTCGACATTACGCGGTTGGATACAGATCCAACTGCAACTGGTGGGGTTGTACCCACCGTGTCGGCCTACATGGTAATCGACCGCCCCAATCAATCGGGGGGATTCATTACCGCAGCGCACATTCAGACGCTTGTCGGGGCAGTAGCGGACGTTGTCGTCCCAACTGCTAGTCTCGATAAGCTGCTGAACATGGAGGCTTAATACCTTCCTCTTCTGGTCCATTTCCTGACGCTTTATTGCTAAGGAAACGAAGCCAGTTGGTGTTATTTGGTGAGTCTGGATGACAAGGGTCGTCACGTGTGAAGCAAAGTAGCTAGGAGACCTACCCATATGGGAAGTCAGAATAGCCTGGGTCTAGAATTCTATCTAGGCCTTTTCAATGCTAGCCTACGTGATGTGGCTAGTGCATCTGCATATCCGAACATCGAGTTCGAGCGCGATATTGTAGTGATACAAAATCGCACTCGCCATGAAGGTTTAGAGTTCTTAACAAGAACCCTTCCTTCCTTAGCTAAGGCAATTGACATTGCCCTTGCTACAGGTACTCCGCTACAGAGTGTTTCCTTCAAGCTGAAGGGACACACGAAGATCCCCCATTTTATGGGGTGGCTTCTAGCGCGAGTATTCGATGAATACGGCTGTGAACGCAGTGATGCGTGCACAGATTCACTACGTTGGTTGCGTCAAGTCTTGTACACACTGTACAAGCTTGAAGTGCCGACTACCAAGGAACAAGATAATGACGTCATTAACTCGTTTGTACGCACTGACGCTGAACTATCAGTTCTCCAAATACCTGGAGGATCCTCGCAAGAAGATCCAATTCCAGGACGGAATGGACTGTTTCAGCGACGAGGCCCACGTCCTCCGAAGGCAGATTTCTGCCCTTACGGAGGAGAAAGACCAGGAGC